GCGAAAAAGTATGGGGTTACCGCAACTCCAGTTCTAATCGTGACAGACTCTGATGGTATTAAACTAGAAGAGTTTGTCGGTGGTATGGGTATCACTCAAAACATTCGTAAAATGTTTGACAAGTATGCCTAATCCAAATCAACTCTATGAAGACATGGAGAAACTCAATGCCCTATACGAAGAACTCTGCTGGGGGCACGATGATGAACTTGTATTCAGTCACGAAAATGGTAGAGTCGTTATTTACAACAAAACAAAACAGGAGAAAGAACAATGAACGAACGTGCAGAACGTATTAATGGATGGGCAGCTATGATTGGTGTCATGGCTGCAATGGGTGCATATGCAACCACAGGTCAAATCATTCCAGGCATCTGGTGATGACCACCGAGACACTAGTAGATGTGTTTACGGGTATTGCTACATTAGGTATTATCATTTCTTTACTTAAGTCTTCTGATATTGATGACGACGACGGACCAGATAAAGGGATAATGCAACCAGTATTTGAGGGGGTATAACTACCCTCTTTTTTCTAAATACTTATACCTATTTTTTTACCCATGCTAGGAAAACCAAAAGCAAAGGTCGAAGAAAAGGACCATGATGAAGATAAGAGTGAAGTTCTTGGTAATTTAGTGAAAGTTGTTGTACTAATTTGGTCTGCATCTCTCCTCACATTCAGTTACGTAAGACTTCCTAACGGTCAAAAGATTCTTGATTTTGATCCTACTTTTATTGCATCAGTATTCTCTGGCTCATTAGCAGCCTTTGGTTTATCACCAGCAAAGTCGGGTGGTACACCACAGAATAAAAAGAAAGAAGGTGAACCACCAGTTCAATCTGCAGTAGAACCTAAGAAGTAATCTTTGTGACCAATGATTTTATTTGTACGTCACTGGATGGAATCTCCTCCTGCATTAGGATTCCTAGGATTCATTTTAATATTTGTACCTATTCTAGGTATGTGGGCAGTCCATAAATATGGCTGGGAACATTGGGCACCATTTGATCATGAATCTAATATTGAGACCCCTGAATGATGTAAACGATGTAACATGGAGTGTCATCATTTGTTTGATAACACTCCTTTGTGGTACTGGGTATTACATATATACGATTATAGATATAGCTAATAAGGAGATGTCTAATGGCACCGATGACACCCCCGAGTCGTAAGAGTTGTTACAATTTCAGAGTCATCTCTATAGATAGAGTGCTCGATGGCGACACTATAGACTGCACCATAGACTTAGGTTTTGACCTTTATAAAAAAGAAAGAGTTAGAGTTGCTGGTGTGGACACACCAGAGAAAAGAACCAAAGACCTTGAAGAAAAGGAACTAGGTATTCATGCGACTAACTGGCTTAAAGATAAACTGGAAGGTGCTATCAGTGGAGATGATGATCTCGTTATCCGTACTGAGCTTGTCGGTGGTGTCGGTAAGTACGGTCGCCTTCTTGGGTGGCTTTACGTCGGGGACGGCGAGTTGTCCCTCAACGAAATGATGATCGCCGAAGGATATGCGTGGCCCTACGATGGCGGTACAAAGAAAAAAGATTTTGAGGAACTGCGTGAGATTCGCAGACAACATGGAACTCTAGTATGATGAGTGGTATTTTTGTATATGGATTTTTAATTCTTCTTTGCGTTACAATGGAATTGACTTGGACTAGGAAGTCATGATTGGTTTATATCTTACGGTCACAATCATTGTACTTCTTGTAGCATATGCAGGATTTGAAAATACGATGAGGTTGTTTGCCTATATTGATTTACAATTAAGGTTTATACCTATTCGTATTAAACTAGAATTTATGAAGAGAAAATTAAAAAGACAACTTCTTATAGATAGAGAAGAACTTTTAAAGAAGGTAGAAAAAAATGCAAAAGATCATTAATGGTATTGCATTACTATCAGGTCTTGTATCTCTGGGTGTAGTCGTAGGTGGTGCATGGATCTACCTTGAGAAAGATAATATGATTCATAATGTGAAGACTCAAATGATTAACGGTGTCACAGAGTCAATCACAAATGCATTACCTGGTATGTTGGATGCAGCAATGCCAGAACTACCTGATGCAACAGGTGGGGTCATTCCAGATTCTACACCCTCTGTAACTGGTGGAGCAATTCCCTTTTAAAAATTTAATTAAAATTTGATGAGAAGTGTTAAATAATAACAATATTAATTGATGACTATGACTCGAACTGCATACACTTCTCGTACATATAAAAAACAAGTCAGAAGAGAAGCAACAGAACAGTTTTTTCTCTTCGTTGCTTTTCATTCTGCTTGGTCAGCTATTCTAAACTTTTTTCATGATTAATGGAAATACCTGAGATTAAAATTAGGGATATTGACATTCCTCAATGGTCCTTTAATAGTCCTTCACAATCATTACCATACACTCCACCAGTTACGGTAAATATAGGTGTTCCAATTATTGACATACCAGGATGTGTTGAGGCTCATGAGTCAAACAACGGATCAAAGACCATTAACTCCGATGATGAGAATGGCATTATTACGTATTGTGACTCTGGCATTCCCAGTTATAATCCTATTAATTTTGAACCTGAACAGATAATTCCAACCTATCCTGCAGGTGTTGAAACCAAACAAGAGAATAAACCAAAACCACCAGGACAAGTAGAACTTCCACAACCAACACCACCTACTACTGCCAAGGTAGATTGTCCTACAGAATCACAGGTAGCAAAAGAACCTGTAGGAACATACATAGAAGGTTTTAGAAAGATAGTTACTGAATATAAGTTAATTGGTAATGAGTGTGTCCAGATAACAGAATCAGTCCCACTACCTCAACAGATAGTAGCAGGACTGCCTAGTGGTGGTCAGGTTGTGCAAGTGGGTGGCATTGCTGTCATCGCTACATCATCAGCACTGTTAGCAAAACCGTTGGCAGACATACTTTTGAAAGCAGTCAAACCAACGGTCAAGAAAGTCATGAAGAAGATTGCTACTATTCGTAAGAAACCTATTCCTGTTTTGTCGTCAGGGGAGCGCCGAGCAGAGCAGCGTCAGATGAACCACGCTGTTCGGGAGTTGCGTTCTGTGTTTCCGAGGAAGAAGGGATAGTATGTCTATGTGGGGGAATGACACCACCAGGGTTAGTAACAATCACATCCGCACACACTTTATGATATGGCGACTTGGGGTGGAAATAGATACCCTGTTTCTTCAACTCACCACAATTCTTGAGACGGGCAATTTCAAAATCTAATCTTTTATTTGCAGTCAGTTGTTGTTGAAGAGCAATCTGAGTTGCTGCAGCTTGTTTGCATTGTTTTTGTAGGTCTGAATCTAAGGGTTTAGACCAAGTGGCTGAAACCCCAAGAGATAGGTTGTAATTATCTTTTTGACCAGTTCTAGTCGGAACATAGTAAAGAATGTTTCCAGGGTTGTCTAGAGACCCATCATCATTTAAATCACGCATGTCATATACTGGGTCATTATAATATGGTTCATATGGTTTCTGTGCAGATGCTGAACCAGTTATGAATGGTGTGATATTAAGAGTAGGTCCTTGGCATTGAATTCCTCCACCATATGTGTTTGTAATGTATGGTCCTTGGAGGACTTGGATTGCCTGATTAGTAACAGAACCTGAAGAGTTAGCAATAGGAGAAGCTGTGGCGCTAACACCACCCACAGTTTCAGCAAGTGCTTGAGTTGGGAATAAAGATCCAAGAAGAAGTGCTCCTATTATTGGCTGAAAATGGAAGTTGTGTCTGTGACGCTTTTTATTTCTGTCGTTCTTTGAATTATCGTTTGATTGCTTAAACCAGGACCCTGATAGGTTTCTGTGAACTGAAACGATGCCCCTGGTGTTGTTTGTGTGAATGTTGGTCTGCTTGTTAGTCCTGTCCATGATGATGTCACGCCATCTATACTTACATTGTTAGCACCTGTACCTGGTCTTAAAGTACCTGATGCTGTAATTCCACTCCCAGTTACAGAGTATTGATACCCTGTATTATAGTCCATTGAATTGATAGTTTCAGTTACAGTAGATGTTGTCTCTGTATGACTGGTCATGGAGCCTTGTGTAAAGTTAGGCACGACTGGCACAGAGTATGCTGGTTGTACCAAACCATGAATTGCACCAAGAATCAAACCGAGACCGATTGCTTCTTGAAATCTAGACATGACTATTTAACAGTGATCTCAGTAATAAATTGACCAGTAGCACTAGTTCCAGCACCACCAGCAGTTAATCCAATAGTGTGAGTGCTATCGATAGTACCAGCGAGAGAACCAGCCACCCCACCAGCAGTGGTCGTGACACTTCCAAATGCGGGTAGGGTTCCAACCACACCGCTAGAAACGGTCGTGCCTGTTGGGATTACGTCTCCTTCAATGAATGATTCGGTAAGAGAATATGTCCCTGTACTGGGTGCAGTATAAGATGTTGGTGTATATCCAACGGCACTTCCTGAAGTAAGTGTCCCAAGTCCACCTTCTGTTGTGACAGTAAGATTATTACCAGTTACCGAATAGGTAGATCCAAGACGAGTTGCTTGAGAAGCAGCAGAATCAACTGTCAGTTGGACACTTGAAGAAATTTTATGTGTAAGATCGGCATGTGCAGGTGCCGCCATCAGTAACATTCCAAAAGCAATTAATGCTTTTTTCATTTCTAACTTATAACTTCTTTTATTTAGAAATTGTTTTATGTGTTTCAATACTAACAATATTTGTGAAGAGATGATTAAATTTGTAAATAATAGAAATTGTATCAGTGTGTAACAGACAATGGACAAAAAAGAGACATCTGACCTATCTATTGATAGAAAAGAGTGTCCTCGTTGTAAAGCGGTGTGGTTAAATGGACAACACATATGGTCTGGTACTGGTAAGCCTGGAGATCCTGAAACCTTATCTAACCTCGTCTGTGGTTTGGTGGAAGATCCTAAATGTATAAATCCTTCACATAAAAAGGGACATATATACGGAGAGAAAGATACTTGGAAGAAGAGATCTAAGTTTATTGATAGTAAGATTAAAGGAGATTGTCATGCCACATGGTCAAATGACTCGTTATGAGATTTTATCAAAGGTATATAAACTAAAAGAAGAACTTAAAAATAGACCAGGAATGTCGGAACAAAAATTCCTTGCTGACGAGTATCTCAACAAAGTCCTTGATTATATAAACGAATTTACCTACTAATAAATATAAGAAAACATCTTTGTTAGATGGCGTCTTATAATTCAATCCTTCGTCATGTATCAATGGCGGATGTAAAAAGAAATACATGGAAGCTTCAGGAACAGAAGCGTATAGAAGAACTGTGTCATAAAGAAGAACTCAAAATTTTA